AGTATTTTAAACAAATCGATGAAACGGTCAGAAGAGCGTTTCCAGATCACGATTGGCAGGATGGCAATGTTCCACAAGCCCGTACCTCACCTGCCTCTCAACCTTCGCAGGTGGTGGCTCCCACGACAAGAAACAATGGAGCTAAACCGCGCACAGTGAGGCTTTCGGCAACCCAACGCTCTCTCGCCAAGAGGCTGGGTTTAACAGACGAGCAATATGCTAAATATGTATAGTCAGGAGACTACCAATGACTGAAGAGCGCACCCCTAGAGATATTGAAGAAAGAGATAATTACACTAGACCGAGTGATTCTTGGACACCTGCTTCTGTAATTCCCAATCCAGCCCCGAAAGACGGCTGGGTATTTCGTTGGGTCAGGACAAGTATTATGGGTCAAAGTGATGGAACTCATACATCTAGAATGTTTCGGGAAGGTTGGGAGCCTGTAAAGGCAGATGACCATCCAGAACTCATGCTAGAGTCTGATATTAATTCCAAGTTTGTAGGTAACATCGAAGTTGGTGGATTGCTTTTATGCAAAGCACCAGAAGAAAAGATGAAGTCAAGGTCTGAGCATTTTCAGAAAATGGCTAATAATCAGATGGAATCTGTAGACAATAATTATCTTAGGGAAAATGACCCACGTATGCCTATGCTTAAACCAGAGAGGAATACGAGGACAACTTTTGGAAGAAACTAATCCCTGGGTAGGGGTGGTTTCTTAATTAATAGGAGGTCATAAATATGGCTACTTCTGCTACCCCAAATGGTGCGGAACCTGTCAATACCTTGAGTGCAAGCGGCTCTTACAGTGGTAAAGTCCGACATATCAAGATTGCGAGTGGTTACGCTACTGCTATTTTTTACGGTGATTTCGTCAAGCTAGTTGCGGCTGGCACACTCGAAAAAGCCGCAGTAACAACGTCTGTTGTCGCTGGTACAGTTGGTATCTTTGTAGGATGTTCCTACACTGACCCATCTACAAGTCAATTAACATTTAACCAGCAGTTCCCGGCCTCTACAGCGGCTTCGGACATTATGGCTTATGTTGTTGACGATCCTAAGTTAGTGTTCAAAATGCAAGGTGACGAAGCCATTGCCCAAACAGGTCTTGGTAACAACATCTCAGCAGTCAGCACAGCAGGATCAACTGCAATCGGACGTAGTAAGAACGCCCTTGATGGCGGCTCTATTGCTACGACAAATACACTACCCCTTCGTGTTCTTGAGTTTGTGGAAGGCCCGAACAGCACAGTTGGTGATGCGTTCACCGATTGTCTTGTGACCTACCTGCCTCTAAGTCATGCATACGAAACCAAGCTTGGAGTATAATTAATGGCTATTTCAAGAGCGCAAATGCTGAAAGAACTCCTGCCTGGGTTGAATGCCCTGTTTGGTTTGGAGTATGAAAAGTACGAAGACGAGCATACTCTCATTTATGAGACAGAAAGCTCTGATCGTTCTTTTGAAGAGGAAGTGAAGCTATCAGGCTTTGCTGCCGCACCTGTGAAGAATGAAGGTTCTGCAATCTCTTATGATTCAGCACAAGAATCTTTCACAGCTAGATACAACCATGAAACTATTGGTATGGGTTTCGCTATAACCGAGGAAGCGATGGAAGACAATCTTTACGATTCTCTTTCTGCTCGTTATACCAAGGCTCTAGCAAGAGCGATGGCTTACACCAAGCAGGTCAAGGCTGTTAATCCGCTTAATAACGGTTTCACCAATTCATTCCAATCGGGTGATGGTGTTAACTTGTTTACAGCAAGCGGTGATGGCGTTGCTGGTGGTGATGGTCACCCTCTCGTTTCTGGTGGTACAAATAGTAATCGGCCTGCAACAGCGGCTGACCTCAATGAAACATCTTTGGAAAATGCAATTATTGACATTGCGGCTTTCACTGATGAAAGAGGTTTGTTGATTGCGGCTAGACCGAGAACGCTTATTGTTCCTCCTGCGTTAATGTTTACAGCGGATAGATTGCTAGAAACCACGCAAAGAGTTGGAACATCAGATAATGACATAAATAGCATCCGAAACATGGGAGCAATCCCTGGCGGTTATGCAGTCAATCACTATCTGACTGACACCAATGCGTTTTATATCATCACTGATATACCTAACGGCATGAAGCACTTTGAGCGTACTTCGCTTGAAACTTCAATGGACGGTGATTTCGATACAGGTAATGTTCGCTACAAAGCTAGAGAGCGTTACTCATTCGGAGTATCTGATCCTCTGGGAATCTACGGATCTCCAGGCTCAAGCTAAAACAGTTGGGGCAGTGTGTTGTTCTCCCTGCGCCTGCCCCTTTTGTTTTTTATCCTGACTAATCGTTCCATGTGGAACATTAGACACTAGCCAAGACAGGAGAATATTATGGCTAATTCTACGTTTAACGGCCCAGTTCGTTCCGAAAATGGGTTTCAAAGCATTTCAAAAAGTTCAACTACTGGTGCTGTCACAAGCACAATGACGCTCCGAACTTACGAAGCAACGATCACTGTTGCTAACGGTGCGACTACTGGTAAAGAGTCAGCAGTTGGTATCCCAGCAAACTTTATCCCTATGGGCGTGACAGTTGCTGTAACTACAGCCTCTACTAACTCTGTTAACTTAAATGATATAGGAACAGACGCTGATACTGATGGGTATGTAGATGGAATATCTGCTGCTCTTAACACAACAGGATTCAAAGGATTCTTTGGATGCAATGGTGTACTAGGTATGTCTGGATTTACTACAGGAGCCAGCGGATTAGTTGGTGACGAAGTAGAGCTTGTTGTTTCAGGTGATCCTGGTAGCGATACAGTTATTGTCCTAAAGTTTTTTGGAATTAGTAGCTCCTCTGACGCATCTTAAAGGGGGTGGAACATGGCTGATACAGTTCACACCATAAAGATAACCGATGGCCCTAAGTTTGCTACATTTAAGTTTACTAACGAAAGCGATGGCACAGGCGAAAGCAATGTAACTAAGATTGATGTTTCGTCTTTAGCTATTGACCCTATGACAAAACAGGCATGTACAGGCGTTGAGATTTACCAGATATGGTTCACAACGGTAGGCATGGCAGTCAAGGTCAAGTACAACGCTACTAGCAATCGTTTAGTGTGGCACATACTTCAAGACTACTCAGACTTCTTAGACTTCTCTGCCTTTTCTGGCATTCCTAATGATGCTGGTGCTGGCAAGAATGGCGATGTTTTATTTGAAACCATAGGTGCGACCAATGGTGACGCTTATAGCATCATAATCAAAGTATTGAAGAGTTATGGATAATGGCAGTCAAGAAAAAAGCTAAACCAAAAGCTAAGTCTAAAGTTAATCAGGCTGGTAATTACACTAAGCCTGCGCTTAGAAAGCGTATATTTAACAGGATTAAAGCTGGAGGCAAAGGCGGCAAGCCCGGTCAATGGAGTGCCAGAAAAGCACAAATGGTTGCCAAGGCTTACAAAGAAGCTGGCGGTGGATATAAAGACTGATGGCTTTAAAAAAGTCTCAAAAAAGTCTGAAGAAATGGACTAAGCAGAAATGGCGTACTAAATCAGGCAAGCCATCAACGCAAGGTTCTAAGGCCACTGGCGAGAGGTATCTCCCAGAAAAAGCCATTAAGTCTTTATCGTCTAAAGAATATGCCGCCACTACTAGGAAGAAAAGAAAAGATACCAAGAAAGGTAAACAACATTCTTCTCAACCAAAGAAGGTAGCTAAGAAAACAGCGAGGCATAGATAATGGCTAGTGGAAAACCTGCTAAAGGAAAGGCAAAAGTTAAAATTACGCCTTCAGGCAAAAAGGTTAGCTACGGTCAAGCTGGCAAAGCTAAAGGCGGTGGCCGAAGAGTTAAACCTGGAACATCGAAAGGAGACAGTTATTGCGCTAGGAGTTTAGGTATTAAGAAGCGTTTGCCAAAGAAAAAGCAGAACGATCCTAATACCCCTAACAATCTGTCAAGAAAACGATGGAAATGTTCTGGTGCTAAGTCCAGAAGGAAATAAACATGGCAACAAGCGGAACATACACATTCAATCTTGATCTAGCTGACGCAATGGAAGAAGCGTTTGAAAGAGCAGGCAGAGAACTTAGAAGCGGTTATGACTACAGGACAGCTAGAAGAAGTCTCAATCTTCTTATGCTTGAATGGCAGAACCGTGGCCTTAATCTGTGGACAGTCAGGGACGGCACTAAAGCGTTGACGGCTGGCACAAGTTCTTATGCTCTTGATTCA